TTGTTCTTTTTAATTTTTTATATTGAAATTTATCTACTAGTAATGTCAAAATTAAAGATCTCTATCAATGGTTTTTTTAGCAAGTTTATTAACTTTCTTTTCATTATCCATTGTAGCATCTTTAGAGTGTTGTGTCAAACTATTACTTGTATTTAGGACAACCTTTTGTCCATTAACACTTTTAACAATTTTTAGGTTTTTTAGTAAATCTCTTATAGAATTAGCTGTAACATTAAATCCTTCTTGTTTACCATTTAATTGTTTAACCAATTTATCTGTTTCAATTTCTGATTGTCCATTAGCTACCAAAGTTATTAGCAAATTCATTACTTCTGATTTGATCTGTGTAAGGTAACTTTCAGCGATCTCTTGCTGATTTAATACTTCCGACAATTTCATGATTTACTCTTTTCTGGCTCTACCTAATGGCTCGTCAGCTGGTCCTGAAGCTGAATCATCACCATCAGTTGAAGCATCGCTATCAGATTTGATTTCATCTTCTAAGTCACCACCTAATTCATCTTCTAAGTCAGGTGTATCGTCACTCATATTTGATGAAGCTGGTGCTTCGCCTTGAAGTTTTAATACTTCATTGTTTACAGCATCTTTTGTTTCTTTAGCAACTTGTAATAAGTTATCTAGTGATGCTGAAACTGAATCTCTAAATGCAACTGCTTGGTCCATTCCAAATTCTGTTGCCATTTGATCAACAATCGCCGCCAAGTCTTCGTTTTGCATTTTGCTAACTTTTTCAATCATGCTTTGTACTTCTTCTGGCATTTGTTGAGATGCTAAAACTGTTTGTGCTTGTTCTAGCTCTGCTGTATCTTCAGTAACTTCTTCTTTGTCACCTTGTTTTTTAGCAATCGCTTTTTGTAATCCGGCTGGTAATTTTTTTTGTGCCGCTGTTAATTCTTCGTTAGTTTTTTCTTTATCACTAACTGCTTTTTTCATTGGCTCAGTTTTGTTACCATCTTTGTCAAGATCTAAAAAATCAGGTTTTGCCGCTTCAGTAGTTTCTGTACTACCTACTGGACTGTCTTGTCCTGCATCGTTGCTGTTAGCAGATGGAATATCTTTATCGTCAATATGACCAATCATTAAAACTACTGCTTCTGAAAGCAATAAATTTTTTGCATATTGTGGATTTTCATGATACGTATTAAAAGGCAAAGATCTTTTTAGTGCTTCACGTTGAGTATCTAAATCTACTTTGGCTTTATAAAGTTCTGCTAGTGATACATTATCGTATACTTTGAAGCCATACGTTTCGTCTAACCAACGGCTAACACGTTCAATACGACTTTCATACTTGGATTGTAGATCGTTTAATTTCATAACACTTTTATTTAGTCTTTTAGTTGATTAATTTCATCTTTGTATTTGTCATTGATAATATTTCTTAGATCAGTACAACGGGTTTTAACCTCTTCAAATGCTATTTTAGCCTTATTCTGGGCTGTTTGATCGTCTGATAATTGTCTCATTTCTTGTTTTTTATTGTATATTTCCGTAATTAGATCTGTGTATACTGTATGCTCATTGAGTATATCTTGTATTTGTGCATGATCCATATTCATACCAGTTGATAGTCTATGTGTTATCATGTATGCTGTTTCATATAATCTTAAACCAGTAACATAATTATCTCGAGATACGTAATCAAGTATATCAAATGTTTTTTTAGGACCGTGTTGTATTTTAATGAAAAACTTACCTATTTGCACACCTTCTTTAGTTTTACGTGTGTGCCTTGCTGTTTGAAATTCTTTATCATGGACATTTCTAATAATAGTTCTAATTTCAGCTACTTGATCTTGAGCTTTACCTTTAGTTTTTTTAAATCTCCGCAATTGATTTTCAATATGATCTAAGTAATCAGAAGGTATTATAGTGTGTTTGTGTAATATTCTGATTAATCTAAAATGCTCAATACAGTCCGTGATTGTAGGAAAGTCTTGATAACTTCTATTCTTGCTTCTTTTTGCAAGTTGTTTTCTATCATCTTCTCGTGTCATATTTGCATTTGCCATCGTAAAGTTTTAGTATAGCTTTATAATATTACATTTCAACAAAAAGAGCAAGTCTTTTTTATCTTCTTCTTAATGATTTATTCATAGCGGCTACTCGTCTAGACGCTGGATTGAATCTCTTTGTGAATTTAATTTTTCGTGTTAATCTTGCACCCATTCTACTTCTTAATTTTTTCATTTGAAAACGTTTTTTAATATCCAATGGTGCTGAACATACTGATGGGTTAGATACTATTCTGCCTTTTTTTCTACCAAAAGTACAACGATATTTTCGTACTACATTTCTTCCACTTTTGCCATAAACAATTTTAGCTTCTTGTACTGGAAAAATATCACTAATAAGCATTATCTTTTTCCTAACTTTATAGGTGCAGTTCTTCTTCTTGACTTAACTTGTTTGTTTAAGCCTTTAACAATCTTTGATATAGGATTATATTTTTTTGTAAATGATGCTCTTTTACCTTGAATAGTTGATTTTCCTGCTCTTGTTGTTTTCATTGTTTGACGTTTCTTAATGTTAATAGGTGCTGTACACGTTTGAGGATTAGCTACTATTCTTCCTTTACGTGGGCCTGCCGCACAACGGAATCTCTTTTTAACTTGGTTTTTGTACTTGCCAAATATTTGAGGTGTTCCTTCGAATATTTCATTGATTAACATATATTATCCTAAACTTTGCAAAATCATTGGTCCAAACATTGATGAAACATACATTGTTAACATAGTAAAAAACATGGTTCCTGCTGTCCAAAGGATTATTTTTTGTATTTTATCAAATCCTTTTTCTAATTGTGCTTCCATTTTTTCCATTCGTGCATCTACACGATCAAATCTATTACCAATTTCTTCATGACGTTCACGTGATAAAGCCACGTGTACTTGTAAGCTATCTGATTCAATATCGTTTGTTGGTGTTGCCATTTTTAATTTTGCCTCTGGTTTTTGCTCCATTCTACTGCTCCTTTGTAATCCTAGTATTTGTATTTAACCCTTTTGTTATAATAGTGTTATCAAACAAAACTACCTCGTTTAGACGTTCTTTAAGTACACCTACAGGGTCAGTATTAATGGCAAACAAGTCCTTTTGTTCTACTCCAAATTTAAAAGTATATCCATTGGACGTTTTTTCTGGTTTAGTAAAAAACAATATTTTTTCGTATATTGATATTAATTGTCGTATATGATCAAAATCTTTTTCCTGATCACTTTCAGTTTCTTCATTATTGTATGCTAATTCAATATCAGTAGTAATACAATATATTTCAATTGTGTCTGCTATTTTAACATATGAATTTTTCGTAGGATTTAGAGTATACATTATTTGACTACAGCACCTTTAGACACACTTTTTCTAATTTTTTGTTGAGGTCTAACTTTGTCTTTTAATGCTCGTTCTTTTCCCATATCTCGTAATACTTGATACAATTCGCTTCTTGGTGCGTATGCTTGAATAAAATGCATAGTAGAGTGTACTGCATTATTTTTATCTTTGGTTTTCATATAAGGAAAGTCAACTGCCCAACGTCTTAATTTCTTAAGTTCATTAGAAGTTACTTTAAGTTGTCTTTCAAGTTTTAATAAAATTCTTACAGACAAATCTGGTTTAACCATTCCTCCAGCAATATAATATAAAAACTCTTTAATTATGATATCATTTGATCGCAATCTATCAGTAAATGCTTTACTTGATTTTTCTTTATCAAATTGAATAATACTACCACTACCAATTAAACTATGTAATAACAAATATAAATCAGTTCCGTTAGTTCTAAAATAATCAAAATTATTATAGCTTAAAGTTCTTCTAGCATACACCTGAGCTATATTTTTGTATTTGTATTCTTCACTTAACATTAATAAAGCTACACAATAGCTGTAAACTAATTCACTTACTTGTGGTGCTGAAAACTGTCCAATGTCTTGTCTTGATCTAAATGCTCTGCTCTCTGTCAAATTATTAACTAAACTTAATTCATATTCTTCTTTTGCAAAATTCTTTCTACTAAAGTCTAATCTGTCAACAACTTTAATAGCACTACCAATTCTATCAACTGCTACAAAACCTTCTTGATCTCTAACCACGTACTCTTCACCTTCTTGATCAAATGCATCTATTTGTTTAATATTTTTTAACTTCTGATACAACGTATTTTTAATTGCTGTGAGTTTTAACCAAGCACTATACCATGACTCAATTTGTGGTTTATTACTTTGCCAATATAATTTCCATTGTTCTAAATCTGTTAGTCTACGTTGACCTGCTGTTCCTTCTCTTCCTGTTTTTAATTTAGCAATAGCTTTTTCAACTCGTTGTTCGTAGTCTGTTGCAAAGTTAACAAAAAATTGTTTTGGGTCTTGTGTAATACTACCAGCTCTAATCATATTATTGTGATTAGCATGAACTAATTGTTTAAAATCTTTTCCTACTTCTTTTGCTTCTAACCAATCAAATATATTTCCTGCTGAATTAATATATTTTTCTGCATCAGAAATAGCATTTGTAACAGCTTGGTACTCACCTGATGTTAAATTTACAATACCAGTATAGTCTTTGATATAAGCATCATCATACCATACATCATCTGTTTTGCTTAATCCGGCTATATCTACATCAAAACTTGCTGTCATTGATTCTAACGTACTACCACTGTAAGATGTATGAAATACTATTCCAATTTTTGCTCTTTGCATTTTTTCTGCTAATTCATTATGTTTTGGAACTGCATACGTTATGGTGTTTGGTTTAAATGATACATAAGGTTGTCCTTTGTAATTCACTGGTTTTAAATCACCTTGTACAAACATTAAATCGCCTTGTAATACATTTTTAATGCCTAACTTAGACAAGTGTGTAAATGCTATTAACAATTTATTACGTAAACCTGCTTTACTTACTTCTTCACCATTCTTGATAGTATCTGGATGATTGTTTTCAATATCTTCTCTGGACTTATTAAGTTTAGGATCTTTGTTAAACACACCTTTGGTACCTACAAAAAACTTTCCATCGCTGGGATCTGTTCCACAAAATAATGCTGGTGACCCATCCCATTTAATAGTAAGATTAAATTTTTTAGGACTAGATGACTTTGCTACTTGTGAAAGATTTCTTAAAAACTCAAGAGCTTTTAAGGCTCCTGCTTTGCCTTGAAATAAGGCTAAATCTTCAAGGTGTGTAAGATGAAGATTTGTGTTTTCGTTGAGATTATTGAGATCATTTACTTTCATCTGATTCGTTTAACTTTTTAATACCTCGTTCAAATTTTTTAGGGTCTTGTGTTTTAATGCTGTTAACAAATCTTTTGATCAAATCATCTGCTACTGTTTCATCATAAGTTTCATATATCATTCTAGTAAGGTTAATAGCTGATGCTATAACATGATTAGCTCGTGATTCCATAACATTATTCACATCTGTCTGTGGAACAACTCTGCTAATTTCTTGTAATATTGAACGTGTATGTTTTTTCATAGTATCCTCTTCAAATATTTATTAAAGATTTTGTGTCCATTTACATACATTTATACGATTATTCCAAATCATTAAAGTTTTGACGTTGACTTTTCAACAAATCTCGTAAACTTTTGGCATTTTCAGTCTTTTCTGCTACTACACTACCTTCTGATTTTTCAGAAACTGTTGATGTTCTTTTACGTATTGATGCTGTCAATACATCTGATGACGTTGGTAGTATGTTATCATCATCTTCATTTAAGTCTGTAATTCTTAATTTGTCAATATCAAATGCTAAATCAACCTTTGCACCAACTCCACCGGATGATCTTGTTTTAATTAGCTGTATCTGATATCTACCACGTTCACGCATCGCTCTACTTGTAAAGATACCTATAACATTATCTGCTGTATTAATCTTACTAATACCACCTGCAATATGACTCATATCATATTCTACTTCTTCTACTGCACCTCTGTTTAACTGCGATGCTGTTACTAGTACACAATGTTGTTCTACTGCAAAATTTCTTAGTTCTTCTGATATATATTTGTCTTTAATAAACATTTCAGACGGTGATATTTTTTTATTGTTAGGCATCATTAAATCTAAATAGTCTACTAATATAACATCTGGTGCTACACCTTTATTAATTGTATATTCTTTTACATACGTTCTTAAATCGTTTGTAGTTCCGCCCGATCCCATGTATTTGACTTGAAACTTTCCAGCAGTTTTTGATTGTAGTCTAACTGCTAAATCTACATCATCAATCTTTTTAAATATTTCGTTTGTTGGTATACCTGTTGTCATTGCATCTATTCTCATTGATGATAATTCTTCACTTAATTCAAATGTAAAGTATAAAACATTAAATCCTTTTTGTACCCAATTTAATGCTAAATTCTGTAAGAATAAACTCTTACCAGAACCTGATGTTCCTGCAAATATATTAAGCTCGCCTTTATTAAATCCACCATATAGTTTTCTATCTAAACCTGCCCAGCCTGTACTCATTGTACCATTATTATCTTTAAGAGCTAGTAGTCTTTTCTTTGGATCATCAAAATAATCAGTACCTAGATCTTTTGTCAAACCAATACGTACTGCCGCTTTAATCATTTCTTCAACAGGTCCATACTCACCTTTTTCTAATAAGTCTGTTGAATCAATAATTGCTTTTTCTAATGCCTTGTGTCTGCAAAATACTTCAAACTCATCTAAGAACCATTGCTTTTGTGTATCATCAATATTTGGTATTAATGATAAGTCAAAATCAGTCTTTGCTTTAACTTGCTCCAACGTTGGTAATTTTTTGTATTTTTCACAATACTCAATAATCATTGCTACTACATCAAAGTATTGTTTATTGAAATATCTTCCGTCAATAATATTTCTTACCCTAGCATACAGTTCTGAATCTGTAACTAGAAATTCTAAGAATAGTTTTTGTAAATCATTTGTATATACTGATGGCATTGTTACATTATACTTTCATTTTTTTCATTTTGCAAGTACTTCCAGCTAATTGGAAAACTTTCTTTACAATAGTCATTAATCATATTAGCCACTTGTTGTGTTTCTAGTTGGGTGTCTTTAGCACATCTTAATTGACATACTCTAGCAAATGCATACAAAGTTCCACTCCAATACCATTCTGTCATCATTGATTGCGGTAATACCATTCTTGCCATTTCAGGTGCTACACCTTTTGCAATCATTGAATCATAAAGTATCAAACAACTTTCCATAGTTGTCTCTAAATGATAATCAACAGTTTCTCCTAAATCAATTGTTCCATCACTACCCTGTTTACTATCAACTGGCCTGCCTCTCCATGCATCTGGTTTATATAGTTCAGGTGGAAAGTCTACATACCTTCGGCTAATTTCATTCCAACTTAATCCTACTTGATGCTTAACTAATTGCCTTGCTACAAATATAGGAGCCTTAATCCTAAATTGCAAACTGCAATGAGCAAACGGTGACCAATGATTATGTATTGCAAGAAACTTTATTAGTTTCTCATCTGATAAGTCAAACTCTGTTTTATTCTTACCATAACTAACTCTAGCGGCATTCACTACCGTAAGATCTGATCCCATTTTATCAATTAGTTCTACGTTCAATTTATTCTCCTAATATGTTGATACAATTTTATCTGCAATACCATATTTGACTGCTTCTTTGGCACTTAACCATCTGTCTTCAGGTGGTAATAAAATGTCTCTAACTTTCTTTTCACTTAATCCTGTACACTTTTTATAGTGGTCAATCATTCTTGCTGTGCTTAATTCAAATTCACGTACTCTAGCAAATAATTCATGTTCTTTACCTACACTACCCCAACTGTACTGATGTGATAGTATTGACGTGTTAGGTGTTATTACACGTTTACCTTTTTGACCGCTCATGAATGTTAATAAACCACAACTTGCAATCATACCAAGTCCTACTGTTTTTACAGGTATAGCTGATCCTTTCATTGTGTCAATTAGTGCAAATGCTGAATGTACTTGTCCACCCGGTGAGTTAATCACCAATGTTAATTCTTTTGGTCTTTGTGAGTTTGGTAATAAATTTTTTTCAATGATACAGTTGATTACTGGTTTTGTAGTATTACTATCAAATCCATCACTAAAATACATTATACCAGATTCATACATTAACATCCCTGGTTGTAAAGGCGGTTGCTGTGATTGTTTACTTTGTTTTTTTGATGTTTCTTTTGGTTCTTTAATTTCCATAATTTATTTCTTTCCTAGTCGTTTTAATACTTCAATTTTTGCTGTATTATGTTCAGCTGATTGAATAATTGATTTTAATGTATATACTTGTCCGTATTCTTTTACTGCATCAGCAGTATCTTTAATGTTATCTTCCCAATCAGGAAAACTAACCATCCAGTTGTTTTCTAATGCAACATCAATAAGGTTTGTTCCTGCTTTATCTCTGTCAGGACAAACAATTACAGTATTACCAATACCATTAATTAAATCAATTTGTGGTTGAGTTAATTTATTTCCTAGTGATGATACAGCATTAATTGTTAATGCATCTAATACACCTTCAACTATTACTGTATATTTTCTTTCTTTAAATAAGTTATCCATGTTATACATATAACCTGGCTGTACCGAAGAATAATATTTTGGTACATTATCATATTCTTTAATTAGTCTGCTTGTATATCCTACAACTTTGTTATTAAAGTAAAATGGTAAAATAAATCTTTCATTAATTTTCATATATGGATCTGGTGACCAATATAGTCCTTTAAACAGATCTAGCTTTCTATCCATAATATATTTGTAAACAAACAATGCTTCAGTTGGTGGATTTTTTTGATTAATAATATGCTCAAACGGAACTGCATTGTTTGGTAATTTTTGTTCTTTAAAATCTAATGTCCACTTGTCAGCTTTTTGTACTTGAAAGTCATCATCTTTTTCTTTCATTGCTTGTAACTGTAATTCTTTAATCTTTTGATCTGGTACACCAATACCTAGTAATAGTTCACGTATTCTTTTGCTCAACAGTCTACCAGGTGTATAAGATGCTTTGTAACCACAATTAAAACAATGATAACTTATGATTTCTGAATATTTAAAGCCGCCACGTTTTCTTTTGTCAGAACACATTGGGCAATTTAAAGACATCCAACCAGAAGGAGTCTTTTTTGCTCGAGCGCCTATATGCGAAATTATTACAGTTTGTAAATCCATTATTAGTATTATAAGACAAAAATACTAAAAGGTCAATTAAACTTTAAGGATCATTCCACTATAACCTGTAAGGTTAAGTTTGTATGGATTTTTTGTTCCAATTAGGATTGCATCTGCAATTGACAAACATATATCATTAAAATTAACTCTGTAGTTGTCAGCAAAATGCCATAAATTTTCTACTTTTTTTGGATACATTTTTAATAGCTCATATGTATCACCAACACTTCTTTTATGATTAGCTAGTCCTTCAGCTATTAAAGTAGATCCTAATTTAGTAATACTTGCAGGAATGTAGTGAACATTGTTTTCTTTCATTATAGTATAAGCATCATTGCCTGTGCTAAAGTGATCGTAATCACAATCATTAAATCCAATTATAGCAACTGGTTTTTTAGCTGACAAAAACTTTGCTATGTCTGGTGTTATATATTGATCTGTAACTACTATACAATCATCAGTTGGTTCGCTTGTCATTTGAAACGACCAATATTTTAGCATAGCTTCTAATGGTGCTGGATCATGATCTACAAAATTTAAACAAATTTTATGAACATCTTTTACCCTACGAGTAGCATTGATTGTATAAGTTAATGTTGTTAGGTCACCTTCATATGAATTACAAGTGTCATCCCAAATTACATCTGATGCGGCAACGTTTGTAGAAAATTTAAAAAATTCTTCATTATTAAGTGTAGTTGTTGGATACATTCTTAACTTTTGAAATTTTATATAATGCCTTAGTTGTTGGTATAGTCTTTTTTCTACAGCATGGCCTTTACCACATTTAGAAAAATCTTTTGCATAACAAAAGGTTTTAGCATGAAAATCTAAACCAGATAAAACAATTTTTGCCCACTCTGTATAACAAGCATTTAACGATTTTATTTCAAAATCAGCTTCATCAATAAATGGTAAAATTATCGTGCGAACTATTTCTTGTTTATCTTTATCTTTATTATATTCATTAATGATGTAAACTTGTTTGTCGGCTACGTTTAAATTTTTATGAGCCAGTGGAAAATGATCAGACACTTTAATTCCTTAGTAACATTTTATCAAAAGTACCCGAATTACCTGCACCTGCTTTATATCTTACTCTTATATGTCTACAAGATGATTGGAAAAAATACGGAGTTGGTCCTGTATGAGTTGTCATAGCTATATCATTAATACCCATACCAACTACAGGAATTGGAAACCAATCTGAATCAGTACTACTAGGTGTATTATCTAAATTTCCTTCTATTCTTACATTTCCAGTAAAGTTAGTTGAATACAAAGAAATAGTGTGATTTCTAGCAGTTAGATTACGTTCTGATGCGCCTGAAAGAGTATCACTGTAATTATATGTATTACGTAACGTAAATGTCGTTGTAGTTTGTGTTGGTCTAGCTTTTGGTATTGCACCGTCAATAATTTCAAGTGTGCCTGTAATTTGTCCAGCTCTATCTGTATAGACTACTGATTGAGTTTTTGATGAATCTTCAACGTATGCTGTAAAGTTATAAAAACCATCAGCTACTTCATACAATTCAGTTGCAGTAAAACTAACTGATGCAGTACCGTTTATAGCACTATCAACAGTCATTGTTTTAGCAAATATAGTTTCTTTTGTTTCTATATCTTGAACTCTAAAATAAACTGTATCACCTGTTAGATTATACTTGTTACGATCTTGATCTAAAAAGGCAAAATTTAACTTGTTATCTAAGCCGTGATATAGTAAAATGTTTTTATCGTACATTGTCATATTACTATTTACTTGAGATGACACATTTAGCTGGTGTTGTTCAGCGAAGATATATAATGTATAAGTACTAGACATATAGATATTTATGGAAAAAATGGATTACGCAGATTTAAAAGAAAAATTCCCGTTCTTAAGCTGTATACGGCATGGTTTGAATGAGTATGTAGGAATCATACAAAATCAAGACCAATTCGTTACAACAATGTACATTTACGACAGGATACCCACTCAATCACTGAAAGAAAAGTTCCTAGAACTGGGAGAAATGTGGTGGTGGGAATCAAATAGGACTATTCCTATTAATATTTTCCTCAACAAAGAGTTTGATAGTTTTAAAAATCAAATAAAAACATTCACTACCAAAGATGTTGAAATTGTATTTGGTGTAGCCACTAGCTTAAACAATGTAATGAAAAAAAGAATAATTAGAAGAAATATTTCGCTAGTAAAAAAGACTACTGATTAAAGACCTACAAACAAATTAGCCAACAATAACAATATACTAGATGTATATATAGCCGATACATAGTTGAAGCAATTTCGTTTAAAGTGTTTACGCATACTTGTAGTTATCATTAATCGGTTTTTGGCCTAGGTCTGTTTTTCATTTTTTTTAATAGCTCTCTGAGTCCAGGTCCATTTCCATTATTATTGTTTGGTGTATAGTTATTAGACTGAAATTCACGTGTCTCTAATTTTCCCAAAACTTTGATTGACAGAGACAATTGATTTTCGTGTATTAAAGTGTCTTTGTCCCATGTGTCTAGTTCTCTGTTTTCACCATACTCACGTCCTAGCTCTACAGCACATTGTATGACATCATTTACTGGAAATTCACTTAGGTCCTTTGCTATTAAAGTGTATGACCCTTGTGATTCTTCCTCTGCATAATACCTATTGATCTTGTATTCCAACGAAGAAGTATAAGCATCTAACTTGCTTCTAAAACCCTTAGGTTGGTGCGGAGGACAGTTAAAC